CAGGTTTAGCTTGCCATTTGACTAATTCAAATTTAGGCTTATAAGCTGCAAAACCTGATTTATAAACCATTTTTTCAGATTCTAACACACTTAAAACAGGCAATAAACCTGGATTGTCTTTTATTTTGCTAAAAAATGTTTGGCCCATTTCCATGAAACCTAAATATTCAGAAACCCCACTTCTCTTCCAAAGCATAGGAGGGTGCTTAATATTTTTATCTCCTTCAATATATAAAGGCAAAACCATAACGCTAAAAACTTTTTTATAGTTTTGATCAGGTTGAGGAATTGAAGTATAGATATCAGGTTGCCATGTTTCATGATAAGTTCTATTAGCTGATTCAAACCATTGCCAGCCCATTTTAATAGTTTCATAATCAATCATCATAAAATTAACATCTAAGCGTTCTTCGTTTGATACCCAATCGCCTGTTTGATAATCAACTTTAATATAATGATTTGTTTCTGAATCAATTACAAAAGGATTTATTTCGTCCATTTTTAATCTCCGTTAACAATTAATAATTCGAAAGAAGTATTTAAGCTATCAAATTTTATATTGAACCATTCATCAAAATCTAATACTCTTAAATTTTCTTCCACACAATTTTTTAAATAAAGCTTATATGCGTAATGACAGAACGCCTCAAAATTTTCTTCTTTAGTAGGATCTAATTTTCCGTTTTGTTTACTCATATATAACTCGATCGAAAGTAATTTATAACAAATAAAAAATATTGTAAACTTAACTGTTTACATTTTGTTATTAATATGCTCTAATCAAATTTTAAACAGGAGAAAAAAATGAAACATAAAATTTATTGGTACAACGGCTGGGCGATCGAAAAATACCATTTCGAAGGAAGCAAACCATTTTGGCAAGCTAAGCCTACTATGTGGCTCAGATCAAAATTAAGAGATCTTGAAAATGAATATCATTTAAGAAAGCTTAAATTTTGCCCACCTCAAAAAAATGAAATGCCTTGTGGTTGTAAAGACTGCACATATACTGATTCTGAATTAAAAATATTAAGTCTTAAACAAGAAAAAAGACGAAAATTATTTTTAACCCACAAAGTTAGATCATGCGAAAAACCAACTATGAAAGCTTGTAAAAAATATATAGATGATTTTTACAAAAATACAATAGAAAAAATTTATAACTAAGCGGTTAAAATTTAACCAGGAGAAATAAAAATGATTATCAAAGAGTATAAAAAAGAATATAAAGATTATTTTATGTTCATAACTGTTCATCATTCAATGATTGAAGTAAGCGTATATAGTTATACAAATGATGACTTTGAGTATAAGCAAAAATTTATAGATTTTTCAGCTGAAGAAGTTTATGAATTAATCTGCGAAAAAATAGACTTTAACAAACTTGAGGAAGTAGCTTAGCTGCTTCCTTAATTAAATTAAGGAGAAAATAATGATAGAAATAAAATTAACTGATAAAGAATTTAAAATGCTTAAATACATTTTAACATTTGTGGAGGACGACGCATTAACTGCTGAGCATTTATCTGATTTATTAGATGAGCCTGTATCAGATGAAGATCTTAATAAGCTTTTTAAAAATCTTCGTGAATCAAATAATTTAAAAAAATTAGGGCATATAAAATAAAATGTTTACATTTTGTTTAGATCATGCTCTAATCAAATTTTAAACAGGAGAAATCATGACAGAAAAAAATCTTACAGCTCATTATCTTTTAGGCTTAATTGCCGAAAAGAAAAGAGAACGAAAACAAATAAATAAGGATCTTATTAAATTACAAAAAATGAGAGATGTGCTTTTAAAACAGGAGGAGCAAGAAAATGAAAACTTATAGTAAATTTCAAATTTGGGTTAAATTACCTAGCGGCCTTAAACAGCTAATTTGGGAGCAGACGCTTGAAGGCGATACTGTTTTTAACGAAAAAATGGAAGAGTACAAAAACTCTTATGAGTTTGCGGGGCATAAAATTATTTATGCTAAAAGATCAATGTTTGGAAGCAAGGCTCTTTTTGCTAATAATCCAGAAAAGTTTATAAATAAAATTTTTACATGGGGGCACGTATGAAAGCAGTAATTGCTAGATGGAAAAATGAAGGCTATGTATTAGTAGCTCAATCAAATAATGAAATTCTTTTGCAAAGAAAGAAAAAAGAAAACGAACATTTAAACTCAAAAATTGTTTCATTAGAAGAATGGCAATTAATCCAAGCTTGTCAATAATGTATAAGATCCAGGGCAACTGCATCGAAGGATATTGCGGCAATGAATTGACCTCCCTACTTTTCATTGCCGACCCTGTTGCAAGGGCAAAATATATTTTGCAATTAGATAAATCAGGAGAGCTTATAAAATGAGGGAGCCAAAAGATTTAATCATTTTATTATTGCTAGGAATTATTTTAGCTTTTGTTTGGAACCTAGAAATTTATTTAGTATGAGCCACCCTATAAACGACGAGATACTTGATAAGCTCCGGGAGCAAGGTGAAGAATTAGGTTATTCAGGAGAAGTATTAGAAAAATGGATTTGGATGAAATTTCAACAATTAGAGGAAAAATGAGCAGAACATTTAAAATTAAGGGGCAATGTATTCATGTTGATCTTATAAGATCAATAGATAAAAAAAGAGCTATAGTAATGGACTTAGAAACAGATAAGATTTTTACAATTAATTTAAACAAGTTAGAGAGGTTAAACTATGAATTGGGAAATTGAAGAAGATGTTCCGATGAAAATATCTAAAACAAAACAAATAAGAAACTTAAAAATTGGCGAATCATTTATTGTTGAAAGTTATGACGAAGCTCGAGTTTGTAGAACATTATTTAGTAGGGTTGGCTATAAATGTTCTATACAAAAGGTTGACCCAATAACGTATAGATGTTGGAGAGTTGAGTAATGAGCCGCCCGCAACAAACGCAAAAAGTAAACTTTAATAAAGAAAAAAAAATAATAAAACAACAAAAAAAACATGGCCGTTAAAAAAGAAATTAAATATGAATCAGTGACTGGGGCCCGCGGTAAAAAAACAACTATAGGCCGCCGAAATATAGCTACATCAACTATGAATAAAAATAAAAGAAAATCTTATAAAAAATACAGGGGGCAAGGAAAATGAAACAAGCACTAGGTAAGTTAACAAGGAATGATGAATTATCAAATAGTCTTTTGGCGGCCGCAATGGGCAAAAGCCAATGGCAAACACCTAATGAGGTTTTAAAAAATTGTCATGATGCTTCAAAAGGTATTGATATTTCAATTGATGCAACTGCAATTATGGAGGTTGGAAATTATTTAGAAAAACCTTTAATTGAGCTTGCTGCAAAGCGCGTTGGCCTTTTGCAATACTTTGACGAAATTAATAAACCTGTAAGACATAAAAATGTAGCTTTAAATGGATCTTTAGATGCAATAGGCGTTGCAGATAATTTAGTTATAGAGCCAAACGTTGAAAAAGGCTTTTACGTGCCTGAAGGCAAAAAAGTAATTTGTAATGGAAAAGGAGTTATGGAAATCAAAGTGACTGCAGCCCGCCCTGAAAGTGTGCCTATTGATAGCAGAGGAGTTTTACAATGCAAAGGGCTTATGGCTTGTACTGAATTTAATTGGGCTATGCTTTGTATTTTATATGGGACCGACTACAGAATTTTCTTTTATCAAAGAGATCAAAAATGGGAAGAAGATGTATTGGTCCCTTTTGTACAAGATTTTGACAGCAGGATTAAAGATCTTAATTATTATGATCCTTTTAATACTAACGACGCAAAAGGCATGTTTCCCCTGGATAACAACGAAACAATTGAGCTGCCTGATAATGCAGCTGACCTGGTCTCCATAATCGAGTCTTCTGAGCAAAATATTAAAAAGCTAACCGAAAGTATAGAACAGGCAAAAACAAGCCTTATGGCCATGTTAAAGACCGCTGCGGTTGGTTATACAAAAGATCGAATCATTTCCTGGAAAACAATTAACTATAAAGCTAAACCTGAGCAAGTAAAAACAATTCCTGCAAAAGAGGCTTATACGCAAAGAAGATTTACAATCAAAAAAATAAATGAAGAAACAAAAGCTTGAAATAGGAGATCAAATTATTCACCATGAGCCCTGGTACCGTCAAAGTTCTAAAGGGACCGTTATACAAATTTTGGATCTTCAATTTCTTTATAAAATGAAATGCGGAGCCATTAGACATTGTATGTTTAATGAATTATGGGATTATGTTAAAAATTAATTGTTTACATATTGTTAATAATATAGTTTAATAAAACCATAATTTAATTAATCAGGAGAAAATTATGAAACTTTTAGAATATGTAGAAAGAGTGCAAGAAGATTTTAAAGGTAAAAATGAAACTAAATTTTTTTACTTTATGAGAAATCAACTAGCACATTATCATTGGCACTATAGAGATAATCATTCTTTAGAAGCTAAACATACTATGTTCCATTTACAGAACATACATCATAGCGACAATTTTAAAATAGTAATTGCTTATTATTGGTATCATTTTATTGTTCCAGCATATGACGCAAGTTTTTCTTTAAAAGATAAAGCAACTTTTAAACAAGATGCTCATGATCAAGTAAACGATTTTATTAGCCCAAAACCAAAAAAAGGTTTATTAGCTAATCTTAACTAACTAACCTTCCCCTATAATGAGCCGATAGTTTCTATCGGCTCTTTTTTTTACTTGCTTTGCATAAGTAGAATCTAGTAATTCTTCGGCCGCAAGTTCAAAATCTCTTTCTTCTAAAGCTTCAAGCATGCGTGTAAATTTACACAAACGTTTAATCCCTAGGTTAAATGCCATGTCGCATAGCACAAGCCGAACGTTATAAGGCATAGATTGCCAAAAAGGAATATTGCGATCAAGATCGGAAAATACATTATCCATGTCATTAGCTAGCATTAGCTCTGCTTCTGCGGAAGTTATGCCATTATCAGAAAGGTTTCTTCCAACTCCAATTGTCGTTTTGTTAGCAGTGCATTGATAAGGGTGCAACTTCATGCCTTCGTTTTTAATTAACATTTCTTTAAGATCGTCAATTAATTCTTTTGTGACGCCGTGCTCAATCATGGTTTATAAGAATCTTTTACGTTTTCTTCTTTCATATTATTCCTGGCTACGCCCTGGAATTTTTCAAAACTACGCATTCCTGATAATCCTAATAATGAAAGCGTTAAAGTCATTAACCCTTCGGTTTCAATTTCAGGAGGCACTATATCTATTGAAAAAGTCCAAACTAGCCAATTCATTATTGGCCCTAAAAAAAAGCTCCATAAAATTCCTAAACAGCAGACCCACATTATTGCAGGGCGAGCTCCTGCTACAAA